GTGTTGATATTATTTAAATTAGATATGAGTATTCAAAAAGCGCATTGGCAAAACAGCGAACATTCTATGCACCTTTCGTTTCCAATTGCAAAGGTCAATAGAGAAAAGAGAACAGTCTCTGGATTCGCCTCCCTAGATAATGTTGACCGTCATGGAGACATTGTTACTGCTGATGCAAGCAAGAAAGCTTTTGAAAGATTTCGTGGAAACATTCGTGAAATGCATCAACCAATTGCTGTTGGCAAAATGGTTTCTTTTAATTATGATAAGTTTTTAGATAAATCAACTGGTAAACAATATAACGGAGTTTACGTCAATGCTTACATTTCAAAAGGCGCACAAGACACTTGGGAGAAGGTTTTGGATGGTACGCTAACTGGTTTCTCTATTGGTGGCAATATTGTAGATTCCAAGTTTGAAAAAGCAGAAGACGGGTCAGGGGAAGATCGTAGAGTAATTCACGATTATGACTTGCATGAGCTGAGTCTAGTAGATTCGCCAGCAAACCCCCTGGCAAATATTTTTTCTATTCAAAAAACAGATACAGGCAGCATTCTTAAAGGTATGATTGCTGATATTGTTACAGAAAATGTTTTTTGGTGCAAGGAAGATCAGATTGCTTCAAGTTCTTCAGATGTAAATAAAGATTGCGTAGTCTGTGGAGATTCAATGGAAAATATTGGATGGATTGAAGGTTCTGATACTGATAAGTTTGATACTATCAATAAAGTGTTGGATTCATATTTAACAAAAGATGATGCGCCAGGCCCAACTCATGAGGCTACAACACATGATTCAGATAACGAAGTATGTTCAGATTGCATGAAACAAGAAACATTATGCGATTGCGAAAAGACAGAAAAAGATGTTATCAATTCAAACTCAACAATTAATCTTTACCCTGATCAAGCGGGTAAAAAGAAGAAAATCACAAAAGGAGGTAACATGGCAGAAGAAACAAGCCATGAGGTAGTTGAGGCTACTCAGGCTGATGAAGTAACTCCAGTAGAAGTTGAAGAGACAGTTACAGAAGAAACAGTTGAGAAAGCCGTAACCGTTTCTGAAGTTGAAGCGGACGATCTTGATTTTACAAAGATGGTATCCGACCTCAAGAACTTCTTTGGTGAAACTATGGAAAAGAATTATGCAACTCAAGCTGCTACAGTTCAAGATGTTTACCGTATGGTAGAGGAAACCAGAGCGGAAATGAAGAAATCTATTGATGAACTTGTAGAAAAGCATGATGCAATTAATAAGACAATTTCTGAGATGTATGGAAAGATTGATTATCTTGATACTCGTGTAGGAAATTATGAATCTGCAACTGCAGTAAAGAAGTCTGGAGATCTTCCTGGATCTACAGAAGAAACAAAAATACAAAAAAGCATTTGGCAAGGACACTTCCTCGGTGTACGCAACCTCTAATTGAAAGGTAGGTGAAATATAAAAATGAGTAATGAGCTTTTACAAAAAGTAATTGATACAACAAATATTGGATCTGATGGTGTTAACGCTTCAGCAGATACAGAAGTTCTTAGTGGTAATGGTCTTCTTTATCCAGATCAAGCAAATCGTTTTCTTGATTATATGTGGGACGCAACAATTCTTGCAAAGGCAGCTCGTACAATTCGTATGCGCTCCAATACAACTGAAATTGATCGTGTTTCCGTAGGAACAAGAATTATGACAGTTGCTAGTGAGGATAATCCAAGAGATTATGTTAATGCTGCAGATGACCAGTTCACAAACGCAGCTGCAACATTCTCTAAGGTTTCCCTTACAACCCGCAAGCTTCGTCTTGACTGGGAACTTTCTTCAGAGTCTCTTGAAGACAATATTGAAGGTCCAGATTTGGAAGATCACATTGCAAGATTGATGGCAACACAGGCTGGAAATGATATCGAAGATCTATTGATTAACGGTACAGGTACAGGCAGCGGACTAATGTCAGCATTCAAGGGTTTCCGTAAACTTGCAGTGGACAATGCTCACGTTGTTGATGGTAATGGAGCAGGTCTTGATAAGAATGTGTTTAACGCAGCTATTAAGGCAATGCCTCGTAAGTACAAGCAACGTCGTAACCAACTTCGATTCTTTACAGGATCTAACTTGGTACAAGACTACTTGTACAACCTTACAGCCTCTACAACTACTACGCCATTCGATATCGCCTCTGGTGTTATCCGTGGTGACGTAGCTGCTAATGATGGCGGTCCAGGTACTACAACTCCGTTTGCATTCGGTATTCCAGTTATCAACGTTCCTTTGATGGATGAGACACGCTCTGGAGATTATTCAGGCGCTGCTGGTCTTCATGGAGATGTCCACTTGACATTCCCACAGAACTTCATCATCGGTATTAAGCGTGACGTTGTTGTTTATCGTCTGTTCCAGCCCAAGAAGGATACGATTGAGTATACACTCTTCATCCGTGTTGGCTGTGCAGTTGAAAACTATGACGCACATGTTATCGTTAAGAACGTTAAGGTTGCTGGTACTGCTGGTGGAACTCTTGGTTCTACAACACATGGCGCACATGTGACTGGCGGTAACTCAACATACACATACTAATATTTAGTATATGTCAGATAGGGAGGGGATTAAGTCCCCTCCTTATCTCTTTTCTGGTATAATTTAATAGACAAGAGAGGAAGTCACATGTCATTTGACACAATGAAGATTAACGAACTTAAAGGTCTTGCAGAGTCTTTTGGTGTTGATATCGAAAATGCTAAAACAAAAAAAGAATTAATTGCAGCACTTGCAGAAGAAGGCGTTACATATGAATCATACGCAAAATTTGCAGGAGCTGAAACAGTAGAATTAAAAATTGATAAGAAGAAAGAGAAAGAAATCTTGAAGCCACAAAAAACTATATTGGTAAAAATGGATAGAATGAATCATTCATATCAAGCCATGGGTTATACTTTTACACAGCAACACCCTTTTGTTGCAATGTCCGAAGATGACGCACAAAAAATTTTTGACACACAAACAGGTTTTAGACTGGCAACTCCAAGAGAAGCACAAGAATTCTACTCTTAATCGGGGGGATAATAATTGCAAACACTTGTTCGTGAAGCAAGGGAGCAAATAGTACTAGGTGTATTTAAAGATGGTAAATTAACTCCAGCTGATAGCACACCTACATTTGTTGTTATTGATGCTGATACTGAAGATCAAATATCAAGCGGAACAGCAATTCCTAGGCTAGATGGAGATGGAGATCCCACAGGCAATTATTATCTTATTGCTGATCCAGAAACAGAAACTGCATTAAATAGAGTATTAAAAGTTACATGGTCATTTGCTTTGGATGGCTATGATACAACTCATATTGATTATTATAAAGTAGAAACCCCATACGCAAGTCTAGATGATATTTATGATTATCATGGATGGTCAGCTCAACCATCTGATTTAAATTACATGGATCCACATGAGATTACAAAAGCAGAAAAATTAGCTAGAACAATAATTATTGGATATACCAATCAAGATTTTGGTTTACGCTATGGACTTCAAGAAGAATTTGGTCGTGGATCAGATGCTCTTGAATTGCTTGAGGTTATGCAAAGCATTGATAAAGTGTGGGAAAATGATATTTTAGTTATAGATAATACTACAGATCCCGTATACAATACTTTTGGATTTTCAATGGAATTGACTCTTACCAATAAGGCGGTAAGGATCTATAACCCTGGCTGGAGTGTTAGATACGATAATCAAGTAGATCCTGCCATACTGTTCTATGGAAGATTCAGAAATAATTCTAGATATAAATTTGAAGGTTTAATTGGATACAAATACGTTCCAGAGGATATTAAACTTGCTTCAATGATGTTGGTTGGTGATATGTTAACCAATGATTATAACTGGAGAAATAAATATCTTAATAAAGTCAATCTTAGTGAAGTTTCCTTCAGTATGGCTGGCGGAGCATTCAATGGAACAGGCAATATTGCAGTAGATAACATTCTCGATTTATATCGAAATATTCGTATTGTGGTGATTTAATGGCTACATCAGCAATATCTTTTGTTGCATCAATTATGAATACTAAATCTGATATTTATATTCAACAAAATTCTCAAGATGCAAATACAGGTTTTGTTAATCGTCAATGGGTATATAATGAAACAATTCAATGTAAAGTTGAACCAGTAAGTTCTCCAAATTCTTATTCCCGTGGTGGAAATAAAGCATTCGACACTGGTCAAGCAGGATATCAAGAAAAAATACAACTTAGAATTAAAACTTTAAAACCATTAAGTAGACGTTGGAGAATTGGAAATATACGCTCCAACAACAATCAAAAATTATATTTTGAAATTGATAAAATTGATGAGCCTGACACATTCTTTGAAGTATTTTCTTCACATGCCGTATTAGATCCATTTGGCAAACTTAGTTATTACGAATCAATTGTGCAAAGGGTTCCAGTACAAAATAATGATACAATTCAAAATTGATCAAGCATCAATAAATAATATGTTTACAGAATTTAATAGTAAATATTATGCTATTCAAGAATTAACTAAACCCAGAACTCTTGAAGAAATTGCAAAAGCATCATTTACAATTAGTGGTAAAAAATTTGTTGCTGCAGTAGATAGAAAAGCAAAAATATTTCCTAAAAAATATCATCATATTTATGAATGGAATCAAGTGGGTTCACCCAACGCAAGATTGTTTACTTTGAAAAGAGCAAAGATTTCTGGAGGTGGACATTTAGTTATAAGTGCAGAATTTAAAAGATCTAATAGGCCAGTACCTATTCCAAGAGCACTAACTATGCCTGGAAAAACTGGAAAATATGTAAATAAAAAACATATATTTGCAAACAAAGCACAAGTAATGGAAAACGGTCTTCCAATTAGATTTCAAACATCAAGAACAATTGCATTCTTGGCAGGACAAGGAATTACATTTGTTCCAGAGGGTAAAGTAATAAATATTTTAAATCCTGGCGGTAAACTTGTAAGAGGAGCTTTTAAACAACTTGCTTTGCAATGGTATAGAGATAATTATAGTCATGCCGTTGACTCGTCTGGAATTTTTAAAAATATTGAAAATAAACTATCATTTATATTGAATAATAAAAATGCTGGTCCTGTTCAAGCAAGACAAGCAATTAAAGAAATAGCAGAAAGATATTCAGAAGGAATAAGTGTAATCTAATGGTTGATTATAACAAGAGTGCTTTTTATGAAATTAGAAGTCTTGTATGGCAAGAATTACAAGATGCGGGTTTATTTGATGAACAAAATTATTATGCTGATGGATTTACTAAACCATTAATTCCAATTATTCCATCTCAACAAATACCAGAATTTAACAACTTACTTCCTGGAATGCCATATATTACATATGATATAACATCAAGACCATATCAACAAAACTGGTGGATTTCAGAAGAAGTAGTAACATTTAGTATTGTTTCTACAAATGCTTTACAAATTAATGCTATATCAAATCTATTAATAGATGTATTTCGAAGATATGATAAATCAGCAAAAGATATGAATCTATTTAGAGATGAAGAAAGCAATTTTAACTATCATTATTTTATGGTTGATTATGCTGATTCAGTACAACCATTTGAAACCGAAGGTGGATTCATGGTAGGAGAAATAGCAGTAATGTATGCCTATAGTAGAAATATCAATACTACTACGGGTAAATTCTTATAAATCTTTGTTTTATTTTATTTTAATGATAATATTAACTTGAGGAAGTAAATATGCCAACTTTATAAAAGTAAAGGTAGGTGAAAAATTAATACATGGCTACAAACGTAAAAAATATTCTTGTTGGTGCTGCTGATCTTTATATCAGTAATGGATCTGGATCATCACGTCCTTCTACGTCATCTGCAAGCCTTAACACTCTTTTTGGAGGAGCTACTGGAGACAGTGCCAGAGAAAAGCTTTCTTCAAGCACTGCATGGAGAGAAGTAGGTTATACCAATAATGGTCTTAACATTTCTTATGAACCAAATTATGGTGAGGTTATGGTTGATCAACTTCTTGATGCTGCTCGTTTATTCAAGCAATCTTTGAGAGTTGTTCTTTCTACAGAACTTACAGAAGGTACATTGGAAAATCTTCAACTTTCATGGGGTCAAATGGATACCTATTATAGTGCTGATGGAAGTACAACAACTGCATTAGCACAAACTACACCAGTTTCTGGTGAGCAAGGTGCTACATTAAATATGGCTGCAGGTGCTTTGGGAGATGCTCCAGTTGAAAGATCTTTTGCTGCAGTAGGAAATGCTCCTTATCAACAAGGTCGTTCCGTAACAGCAGCTGGTTCTACAATTACAGGA